GAAGGAGTTTCCACTGATACCTTATTTGCTCAGCATCTCTTTCCTACTACTGGTAAACGTATTGTTATTACTGAAGGTGAGCTAGATGCAGCATCGTGTTACGAGGCTATGCCAGGTTGGCCGATGGTCTCTTTGCCTCACGGAGCAGCTTCAGCCAAAAAAGATTGCCAAAAACAAATCCCTTTATTTCAGGGATACGAAGAAGTGGTGGTCTTCCTTGATAACGACGATGCAGGACGGAAAGCGACTGAAGAAGTTGCAAGCACTCTACCACCTGGGAAAACAAAAATAGCTAGGTTAGAAGGCTATAAAGATGCTTCAGAGGCATTACAAGCTGGTGATTCAGAAGCTATTCGTAAAGCTATTTGGGATGCAAAACCTTATAGACCGGATGGTATTATTGATGGAAAGACACTTCTTGAAATTGTCACTACACCACAAAAACCTTATGACCACGAATACCCGTTCGACGGACTCAATAAGAAACTACACGGGATCCGGTATGGCGAACTTGTCACATTTACTGCAGGCTCTGGATCCGGTAAGACCAGCATCATGCGTCACATTGCAGTTGACTTACTACAAAAAGGCGAATCAGTTGGCATCTTGGAACTTGAAGCATCTAATAGAAGGACAGCACTTGGATTGATGTCCACAGCTGTTGGTAAAAATTTAAATCTTGGAGAACATGACAGAGAAGAACTCGAATCCGCCTTTGGCAGTAGTATTGCCACTTGGAATCTTTTTTGTTTTGATGGGTTTGGAAGTTATGATCCAGATATCGTATATAATAGAATCGAATACCTCGCGACCGGACTCGATTGTAAGGTTATATTTTTGGATCACCTCTCAATTCTATTAAGTGGGCTTGAAGGTGATGAACGTCGTATGATAGATACGACTATGACCAGGTTACGATCTTTAGTTGAACGTACTGGTATTGCATTATTCTTAGTTTCACATTTAAGAAGAGGTAGTAATGATAGGACTTCGCACGAAGAAGGTGGAAGAGTTAGCCTCTCCAGCCTCAGAGGATCTCATAGTATTGCTCAAATCAGCGACTCGGTTGTTGCGCTCGAAGTCGATCAACAGGCCGACGTTAAACGAAAGCTTACGACTGTTAGAGTCCTTAAAAATAGATATTCTGGCGAAGTTGGTATAGCTTGTGAACTTAGTTATGATTTAAACACTTGCAGATTTATTGAACATGAAGTTACGCCCGAATTCAACCCTACCACTGATTTCTAAACATGAAGTGGTACATGAAACAGAGATAACAAGGGAAATATATGACCACCCTTGGCATCAACATGTTAGAAAGATGGATGAAAATAAATTACGTAGACCTAACCCACCTAGTAAGGAATCAGTAGAACGTGCAAGATTTATCGATAAAACCTACCACTGGAACAGTAGGGACGATAATATTCGACCTGGAAACAAACGGACTACTAAATGATACTACCCACATTCACTGTATTGCACTCCATTGGTGTGATGATGACCGTACCGAGTCGTTTAATGATGAACCTTATGGGGATGGCACCTATTGTATCAAGGAGGATGCTCCCATGGGTGGTAACTATTCCATCACGACGGCACTCACATTCCTCGAAGTTGCCGATGTTATTGTTGGGCACAATATCATTGGCTTTGATATACCTGTTATCAAGCGGCTCTACCCTTGGTTTAATCCTCGGGGGACTGTTATTGACACTCTTATTCTCTCTCGTTTATTTCATCCTAATTTATTCGATATAGATAAATCAAGTGATAAAATACCACCAAAATTATTTGGTAGGCATTCTCTTGAAGCTTATGGTCATAGATTAGGTGAGTACAAAGGAGACTTTGCTATGAACACAGATTGGAAAGAGTGGTCAAAAGAAATGCAAGATTATTGCGAACAAGATGTTGCTGTTACTAAAAAACTATGCGAACATTTCCACCCTTACCTGATTGGGTCCAATTAGAACATCAGGTCGCACAAATACTTACACAACAGGAGATTCATGGATGGTATTTTGATGAACGCGCTGCACGGGAACTTGAATCTACTCTCAGAAAAGAGTATGAAGAAACTTGTGCAGTATTACAAGACAGGCACCCTTTTGTTAAAGGATCAGTATTCACTCCTAAGCGAGATAATCGGTCCAGAGGCTATGTATGCGGTGCTGAGTTCACGAAACTCAAAGACTTAAACCCCACATCAAGAGATCATATATCGTGGATCTTACAAACACATTATGGCTGGACTCCCTCATTAATGACCTCGACAGGGAAACCAGTGATCAACGAAACAGTACTGAAAGATATTGGGACGGATATAGCTCTCCAATTTCTGAAACTACTGGATCTGACGAAGCAGTTAGGGATGATATCCGAAGGCGTCAACGCATGGCAGAAGCTTGTTACGAAGTCTAGAATTCACCACCACTGTTCAGTAGCTACATCTACATTTAGATGTGCTCATAGAAAACCAAACCTCGCACAAGTGCCATCCGATGAAAGATTCAGAAAACTATTTACTGCAACACCTGGCAGCGTTCTGGTGGGTGCCGACCTTAGCGGTATTGAGCTCAGGATGCTTGCCCACTATCTCGCCAGATATGATAAAGGACGCTATACCCGCATCCTCCTTACCGGAGACATCCATGCCGAAAACGCCAAGCGCATCGGAATTTCTAGAAGGGATGTCAAAACCGTCACCTATGCCTTCCTCTACGGAGCAGGAGACAGAAAAATCGGAGTCTCCGTTGATAAACAATTAAATGATGAAGAAGCTACAAAACGAGGTAAAGAGATACGCAAGGCTTACGTCGCTGCCATCCCAGGTCTTAAAGAACTCTTGGAGGCAGTACAAAAGGCTGGTCAGAGAGGTTATCTCTTGGGACTGGACCACAGGCGTATCCTCTGTGACTCGCGGCATAAGTCACTCAACTACCTCTTACAAGGATCGTCAGCGGTCCTCGCCAAAAGATGGATGGTATTAGCCAATGAACATCTACCCGAAACTGCTAGACAAGTTGCATTCGTTCATGATGAACTACAATTTGAATGCGAAGAAAAAGACAAAGAGGATTTGAAATTTCTCCTCGAACTCACTGCCGTACAGGCTGGTGAATATTACAAAATGAGATGTCCAGTCGCTGCTGAATCACAAAGCGGTTCCACCTGGGCTGATGTACACTAATTATGGAAATACTTTGCGATGCAGACTTTATTGTCTATAAAGCATGTGCAGCTGCAGAAACTGAAATTGATTGGGGTGATGATACTATCCTTGTCACTAGTAAGTTTAGCGATGCATACAGCGCAACACAGAGAGAACTTACCAAGCTTAAAGACAAATTTGGGTCATTCTCTCCTATAAAACTGTTCTTTTCTGACAGTAAAAATTTTAGGAAAAAAATCTTGCCGGATTACAAGGGACATCGAAATAGAAAGAAACCTTGCGGCTATAAACGTGTCATCAGAGAATTAGGAAAGGAGTATGATGTAATCATCAAACCCACCTTAGAAGCTGATGATACAATGGGTATATATGCTACCAAAAACCCAGGTAATATAATAGCGTCCCCTGATAAGGACATGAGACAGATACCTGGTCAGTTATATAACTTTGAAGAAATTTTCACAATCACGCCTGAAGATGGTAAAAAGTGGCACTTGATACAGACTTGTGCTGGTGATAGTACAGATGGTTATTCTGGAGTCCCTGGTATAGGGGTAAAAAGAGCTGAAGTATTATTTAATAAAGAAGGTTACTCTTGGGAAACTGTACTTAAAGCTTTTACTGATAAAGATATGACTGAAGAGGATGCATTGATCAATGCTAGATTAGCTAAAATATTAACTTCTGATGACTATGACTTCAAGACTAAACGGCCCATCTTATGGAATCCCAGAGCCGATTACAAAGTTGACGATGGAACAAGATCTGAAGTTGAGAGTGCTACAAGATAAACTTGAAGAAGGTTATCATGATAAAAAAGAGGATATAATTACTCTTATAGTAGCATTACAGCATCAGAATTTTGTAATGGGAAACTCAATAGAAAATCTTATTAAAAACTGGCCACATGAAAACCACCTTTATATCCACACAGGCGAAGGAATTCCGATCTAAATACGATTTAAAATGTTCACATGATAGAATGACACGAAGTGTACAGAAGAACTTAATCATTGAAGAATTTAAAGAGTTTCTTGAAGCTGAAGGTTTTCTATTCATGCATGGTGTTAATCATCAAGAACATGCATTAAAAGAGCTTGCTGATTTAGTATATGTATGCTATCAGTATGCTGAGAATATGCATTGGTTTTTAGATGAAGCATTAGATCGTGTTCATAAATCCAATATGTCCAAGCTCGGTGAGGACGGTAAACCAATATACCGAGAAGATGGAAAGGTTCTTAAAGGACCAAATTACAAACCACCTGATCTATCGGATTTAATTTGAAATGACTGCAAGTTTTATATCTCGCACAGGGCGGGTCCAATCATGGTTGGATAATCCTGAATCACGACTCCCAGTTTCATGTACCGTTTT